CGACTGCTCCCAGTTCGTGAATCGGAAGGCCAGTGCGTACTGCACGGAGAAAATGGCCAGCTGCTCGATGCCGCTGCCCCAAGCGGTGTCATCCATCATCATCAGCGGACGCGGCACGCCGAAAGCGCGGGCGACCTCCTCGATCTGCATGCCGCGATTCTCGACATGCTGAGCCGCGGATGCCGTATCGGAGAACTTGCCAGCCTTGCCGCCGCCCTCCAAGATCATGAATTTCCCGGAGTTCTCGGCACCGGAGTGCTCATCGCGTAGAGAATTTTTGATCCGGTCATAAGCCCGATCAGACAATTCATTGGGAAACTCCAGCGCCCCGCCGGCCATGACGCCAGACTCGAAGGTGCGAGACGCCGCTTGCTCGGCCTTCAAGGCCAGATCGATGGCCCCGCCCGCCAGGCGAACGCGAGACTGCCCCTTGATGCCATCCTCGCTCAGGTCGCGTAGATGAAAGACCTCAGAAGCAGGCAGAACGACGCGCTGCCCGTCTGGCCGCGTGAAGACATAGGTCATTTCCCATGTGTTCGAGAGCTGCGGCTCTACGCGATCCGGGTGCATCGGAATCAAGGCCACCGGTCGCGAGCCGGACTTGATGACACGGGCATAAGCGTTGCCCTTGAACATCAAGTGAAACTCCATCAACCGCTTGAATTCCAGTGGCGTCTGCCAGCTGTTCGGGCGATATTTGAGGAGGCGGTAGGCCGGGTGCTCCGTCGCGTTACCCTTCCCCGGATCGCTGTACATCAGATTGAACGGCAGCATGCCGATGGCTTCCGAAATCAGCGTGACGCAACGGAGAACCGCCATATTGCGCAAGGCTTTCAGCGCCCCAGGGCCGCCGCTGGCCTGAGCGCCCCTGACATATTCCAAAAATGCAGGATCATTCAGGCCATTGAAGACTAAACCGCCCTGCGGCTCCTCTGCTCTCGGCGATATCCCCTGCTCCAGCAGTGGCTCCAACCGAGATACCTCCATCGGTGGGCGCAAGTCGGCCTGCCCCAGCGCTGAGGAGCGGAAGTAATCAAACAGTCGCATGGGATCCTTAGGCGAAGCGAATGCCTCGCCGCTCGTAAATCGTGTTGATTGCCGGCGCCGGGTTCAGCGACAGCAAGGAAATTGCGTTGAAGGTAGCCATCAATGGGTCGATCTTCGCGGTACCAGAGGCCTGCTTGGTGATCAGAATGGCGTTGCCTTTGGGCTCCACCTTGGCATTGCTGACGCAGTAATTCATCATCTTTTGCCCGCCATGCACCAGCACGCCCTCAGCCAGCTTGCGCTCGGTGGTCTTGATGGCGCCGCCAAGCTTCCAGCCCTGCGAAATACCCACGATCTTGTCCTGCGGCACACCGGCCTCGATCAGCGCATCCAGAATGCCGCCCATGCCACCAGGATCGACGCCGACCTTGTCCAGAAGGCCAGCCTGCTCGATGGATGCAACCATTTCAGCCATTTCGATAACATCGGGATTATGCGAAGCACATATCGTCAACTCACCCAACTTCGCATAATCCCGCCAGGCCGGCACCTCGGACTTCCGCAGCTCCAGTGCCGGGGGATTTACCCAGGCATGCGTCCAGAGTAACCACTCACGGGTGACCTTGTGGCGCCCAGCGGCCGCAAGGCCGAGCCAGTCATCATTGCCGCCGCCGTCAGCGCCGACGTCGATCACCTCGCACTGTTCCAGTAAATCTTTCAGTGTCAAGCCTGGGCGCTTGGCCTGACGCTCCCATTGGTCTGCACCTGACCACCGATCAGACCGGAGGGCCAGTCCGATTTCCACGTTGCCATGCTTCGCAAGGAATCCGCGAAAGGACTCTTCGCTACCGGCCTTGGACTTGTCGTATTCCCGGTAGAGAAACTCCTCATCTACCGAATAGCCAAGATTCGGATTGACCAGCGCCAGATTTTCCTTGAGCAGATGCGCCTTCGAAGCCACCATTTCTGGTGGATGTTCGAAGATCACCGGCTGAAATCGGGGGTCATGAATCTTTCCATCACGCACATCCCGCGCATACTGCAATTTCTCGCGAAACACACCGGCCGGCGGTTCTGCCGACTGGGTCGTGAGGTAGATAACGAACCCCTCCGGACGCGATGCCAACCCGCCTATGGCCTCACGGAACATCTGCTCAGCATCAGCCTGCTCGCCGAAAAGGTGCAGCTCGTCGATCAGCGTACCGACACTCTTTTTGCCGCCGACCGTGTTTGCATCTGCAGCAACAACCTTCAACGTCGCATCCGTGGTGCGGTGAGTGATGGTCTTGATATGCGTCTGGACCTGGAAGAGATCGTCAAGCTCCTCCTCGTGCTTCACCATGTCGCGGCTTGGCGCGAAACTGTTATTGGCTACCTCGATGGTCGGAGCCAGAATGGTGTATTCCGCAGACAGTCGCCAGTTCAGAATCAATGCGGTCATCATGATGCCCGCCGCCAAGCTGGACTTACTATTTTTCTTGGGAATGCAAACGAACCATTCCGTAATCAGCCTCCGACCGCTCTCCGGGTCATACGCACCGAAAACTGATGCGACAAGATCAAATACCCACTGCGCGGCAGCCTCGCCAAACGTAGGGGAGCCAGGCGCGTCCACGATCTTGAGCTGCTTGAAAATCGCCAGCGCTCGCTCGGCCTCTTCGGGAAAAATAGGCGGCGGAATGATCGACGCGCCACCCTTCAGTTTTGCGCCCCAGTCTGGGCAGGCAGTTGACCAAACAGGCATCGGAGCTTCCGTCTATTGTTTCGACTAGCCCCTATTGACTAGCCTCAAGGGCGGCTGTAGAGCGCCGAACTTGCTGGCAGCCTTCTTCGCCGCCTCGTCCTTCGCATCCTTTTTCCCACCCTCACCCAACTTCTGATGCATGAACGGCATCAACGCTTTAGCCGCATCGACGCGCAGCTTGTCCTCCGTCAGCGGATCATTCATTGTTGCCAACAAGAACGAGCGAGGATCGCTGTATTGCAATGCGCGACCGATGTCGAAGGAGCTGCTAGTCGCCTCAACCTCCGGCGCCTTCGTTGCCTCACGGCATTTTTTCAGATATTCAGAGACTGCAGGGTCTTTAACAAGTCGCGAGCCTGCTGCCGAGGCAGTCGCGGCGCTGTAACCGGCCTCGATAGCCGCGTCCCTATTGGACTTCCCGCGTATTACCGCATCGGCAAACAGCTTCTTTTTAGCTGTTAATGCCATTAACAAAACTCCTAAAAGGGGATTTTTTCTGCGCGTGGGAAGGCATGGGGTTTCCGATGTTTCTCAGTACCAACTTTCAATACCCCCGGCAGCCTGCGCTCTCCAGGTCATCCTCCCCTGGCTCTTTCAGCGGCCTCACGCGCCGTCTTCTCGTCGTGGTGAGCCTTGCAGAGCCCTTGTAGATTGCTCGGCTCATTGGAGCCGCCTTGCCATAATGGAGTCTTATGGTCTACCTCAACAGCTAGGGTCTGCCTGCCTTCGGCAGCGCATGCAACGCACCAGTGATCCGATGCAATCAACGCATCAGTCTTCATCTTCATCCACTGCCGACCACGGATGCGAGGAGTGCTGTCGGCGGAAGCCTGCCGCATCGGCACACGATTCGTAGAAGCTGGAGACAAGCGCGGCTTCAACATCGCTAGCTTTCTCGATGACATGACAGCGTCTCTCTTCTCAAAATCTCTACGCTTGGTGATGAGCCTTGAAGATCCAGCACCTCAGCCCCTCTCCAAGGGGCGCTGGCACTGAAGCAAGTCATTCCTTACAGGCCCTGGAACAGAGTCGCCAATGCATTGCCCATCGCAGTGTTACCTGCGCCGTTGCAGTGGATGTTGTCACCGCTGTAGAAGTACGATGCATTGATAACGCCGGTGCCTGGCGTAGTAGTCGTGTCCGAAATGATCGGATCATTGTCGAACAGAATAACGCGCCCCGCTGTGCCTTGATCCTTGGCCCACTGGATCATGCGCTGTCGTTGCTGCTCTGCCGTGCCGTTGTATCCGCAAGCATATCCGGTCGAGAGAATGGTCTTGATGCCCGCTGCAGTCATGGTGTTGATGAACGAATCGACGCGAGCCAGCGCGGCATCACCCTGGGTGGACGTGGTAATTCCGTCGTTAGGAGTGTGAACCGGCACCAACACGTGCGTGCCGCTGCCGCCTGCACTCAAATAGTCCGTAACCAGCTTCATGTACTGCGAACTGGAAAATCCAGATGCGCCGAGCGTGCAGATGTCAATCGGCAGTCGAAGCTGGGCTGCTTGCAACGGCTGCACCGCCCAGGAAAGGCCATCGATAACAGGGTGCCCACCGCCGGAGTATCTGGAGTCGCCGCTGACGATCAGCGCAAGATGCGGCTGTGCGTACTCGAATTCAAACCAGAACGGCAGCATGTACCAGGAATTCAGGTCAGGAGGATTCAGCGCCAGATTCGAAACGCCCGAATTATCCACTCGGGAAGAACGCCATACCTTCATGCCAGCCTGCCCCAGCGCTGCAACATACGGGTTGTAGCTGCCAGCAACATAGGCCCATTGCCCCGTACCCAGCATTTGCTCAATGCGCGCGAGGAACATAGGGCCACCAGTCTCTCCGCTTTTGCGCGGGCGCGAAGGTAGCACGATTCGGTCAGAACGAATTACCGCGTTAGCTGTGTTGGCACTATCGCCGGTAGCAGCTGGCATGACAATGTTCGGCTGGCCGCCATTGAACGTCACCGGAACCCAGCCGCGCCCCTGGCCGTCCGCCAATGTGGGGTACGCAGTGCCATTCACATTCGGCTGCCATGTGTCGTTCACGTTGTTTCCGCCTGCGGTATCGGAAGTAGCGACGACCGCCTTGAACTGCGGCAGCACCTGACTGCTCAGTGTCTTGGTGGCAATACAGAGACGCACAGCGACAACTTGCCCGGATGCTTCTTGTTGCATGCAGCCGGTCGTTATTCCCTTGTTCCCGCCGACGGTGAGCAGAGCATGATTCGGAATGTTTTGGCTTGCGATTGCGAGTTTCGGCATGACGTTGCTGGAAGCTGCCGACGGCGCGCCTACGGCAATGGCGTTCATAGCAGCGACGGTCACGTACACCGCTACGCCATTTGTGAGGCCGTTGAACGTCAGGGGGCTGGCGCTGCCATTCGCACTGCCCAAGTAGGCATTGTCCGAAGCGCGATAGACGGCCATCTGGTAACCGGTGATGACGCTACCGCCATTGTCCGCTGGCGCAGTAAAAGTGCCGGTGACCGAACCATTTCCGGCGGTGGCCGAGACACCAGTTGGCGCACCAGGGGCAACCACGGGCACAGTGCCGCCAATGCCGGCATACGAAAGGCCAATGGCGCGGCAGCCGATAACCGTTCCCCGGTCTGAGGTCAACTGGGTGTACGTGGTTGCCGTCTGGCCAGAGATGTCCGCACCGTTGCGGGTCCACTGGAAACCTGTCGCAGAGTATCCAGGGCGGAGAGAGGCAGTCAGCACGTTGCCAGCGCCCAGGTTTCCACTGATGACAACAGGGATCTTTGCAAGCCCCAGAATACCAGCCTCGACCATTGCGGAAGTGATGCTCATGCCATCTTCGTCCACTTGGAGATATTGGTCTTGCTTCCGTTATAGGCGATGGTTTTGGTGAACACCGCACCATCGGAACGGGTCGCAACGATGCTCACCACCCGATCACTGCTGTCTTTGGTGATCTCGACATCGCACCACTCCGTCCAGGTATCCGACAAACCCAGCGGGCTACTCAATCCGACATCAGCGAGCATATGAGCACCGAAAATAAAAAAGCCCGCACGTAGCGGGCAAACCCTCAAGAGGGAGGAGACATCTTGGAGCGTCAGGGGAGAATCGAACTCCTCGTCATCTGCTTGGAAGGCAGCGGCGCTACCATTGAGCTACGGACGCGGAAATAAAAAAGCCCCACCAAAAATTAGTGGGGCTAAAGCAACAAAATCTAAGCAAACGCACTGAATGAATCAGGTAACTGCAACCTTTGCGTTGGACAGCTTAATCCCGCGCGACCGGCCGCTTATGGCTTGCTTCATGAGCTCAAGAAAAAGTCTCGTGTCTGCGAAATAGTTCGGATATGCCTTAGCAAGTGCACCTACGGATTCGACCGATACCAAAACCGCATCCATACCAGGCTCATTTTTCTGCTCCTGCTCAGCCCTTGCGTATTCTTGCGCGGCTTTCTCGCCTTCCCTCGATGAATATCCGCTAATTTGCAGAGTCTTGCTGTCAGGATTCAGGCGCATCAGATAATAGTGCGCACCTTCTGCATTAGTAGCCATAGCATGGAGCGCCCGATTGTATTCACCGAGGCGGTGCTCCACGTTAAGTTCTTCGGCAATGTATTTCAGCTCGTCTACGATCTCGGCGCGCGTGAGAGGCGTTCCCGGAACAAGAGAGGTGCCTTCCCGCAAAGCAATAGCGCTTCCCATCAGAGAAAAAAACCGCTGCCACTCAACACTACCCAAACTCGATTTTAGAGCCTGCCCCGAAAACATCCCGACCGTCTCAACCGCTGTAGCCCAGGCATGTTGGTACTGCGATCGTATCTGCATCTCAATCTTCAGGCCGTTGTACATCGTCTTCTTCTTATCCGAAAAGTAACGATATACAAGATGAAAACCGCGATATCCAGAGGCCTTGGGAGCCTGATCAACATAATCGTCTAGGGAAACAAGGGTATGTTTGATTCCACTTTGCTTCTGATAGAAATTGACGACGTTTCGAACCTGATTGACGTCATGCAATATCGCCCTGCAACCTCCCAGATCTTGCATCTGAGACAGCTTCATTGAACGAAGTCTGTCCAACTTGTGGTGGATAGAAAACATCCGTTTAATGCGCTGTGCGACCAAAGGCGACAGAGAATGCTTACGAGCGACATTGCGCAGATTTACTTGAAAAGTATTCAGAGGATAGGCATGCGATGCTCGCCAGTTATTGACGATATGCATAGCTTCGGCCAGCTCATATGAATCGCCAGCGGTAAATGCACCTCGGTCGCCATACGCGACAAGTAGCTTGCCAGCGGCATTCACTTCTTGAACAGAATACTCCGGCTCCACCCACGCCATACATCCCTCCCCAAATGCTTTTGAAAATATTTTGGGTTGATTATACGACATGTTATTTGACGAGCAGTGTCCAACGAAATTGGCATAGCAAACAAGAAAGCCCCGTCCAATGGATCGGGGCTTGCGTCGAAAATCTTCTAACACTTTTTCAGACTATCTGAATGACCCGGATTTTAGGGCAAAGTGTAAAGGTCGTGCCACAACTATTTTGTAAAGGTTTTTCTTTACACTTTTTCGGTGGCGATTGCGTCCTGCTGGGCCATCTGCAAGGCGGCCGTCTGGAAGCTGCGCGACAGCGATACTGCACGCCGCGCGAATGACCTGGCCCGGCTGTAATACGTCACCCGGCTGATGCCCTTCTCGTGCGCCAGGCGCTTCACGTTGCCGGCCTTCTCAATGTACATCAGGCGGAAGCATGCAAACGTCTCCTCATGCTCCATCATGTCAGCCATGGCGTACACGGCGGCATTGAACCACTGCATGTCGGCGCTGTTGCGGGCGTTCGGCGGTTCTTTCGCCTTCCCAGCCTGGAAGCGCGCCAGGACGTTCTGGGCACCGGGCTTGAAGTAAAACTTGCGGGTATCGCACCAGCGCAACCACTCCTCGCAGTATGCGTCCAGCTGCTTATCGGTCATTCGGTCGTTCATCATTTTTTCAGCCTTGTTTTGCAAAATGGCGCAGCAGCACCGCCAGCGCGCCACCGAATGCTCCGAAGAGCGCCAGCAACGTCAGAATCAGCTCCACATCATCTCCGCGCATCTCGCCCCCTCAGTGGTCGCACGGCAGGTCGCCGTCTTCATTGGTCTTCGCGCCGCAGCTCAAACAAGTCAGCGGGGCGCCGTTGATCTTGGCCCGCAGCTGCACGCTGAAGCGCCTGGGCAGGACGTTGGAATAGTGGTGCGCAGCCTCGATCCGCGACGTTTGCACGGAGAAGACCCGCGCCAGATCCTGCTCCGGGATGCTCTGGCGGATGATGGTCGGCTGGTCTTCGGCGGGGATGGCGGCGATCATGCAGCACCGTCTTCGTCGCTGACGAACTCGACTTCCACCTCCTCATCCAGCTCGCGGAACTTGACATCAGGCACTTTCGGCGTGGTGACATAGTGCTCACCAACCAAGCCGAGGCCGTCATGGCTGACACCACTGCCGTAACGGGCTGCCATTTCCCCGGCATACTTGATCACGTCGTCCATCGATGCCACCGGGAAGAGCCCAGCATTGAATTCCGCCAGATACTCCTCTTCCGTCATCGGGCCAAGCACGCTCGGCGTCAGCTCAACCTCGATTTCCTTGGTGATGGTTACGCGCACGACACGCTTTTTCATTGGATGCTCCATATGGTTGTTATGCGGC